GTAAAGGATCATATCCCCTACCACGATTTAAAACTCGTACATGAGTAATCCTTCCAGAGTCTTCATCAATAATTGGATATAATAACGCTTCTATTTCTGGAGTTCCACAACCAGTTACTGTGAGACGTGGTGGATCTGCAGGATCATATCCAGATCCACCATTTAATACTTTGACTGCACGAACACCAAATACTTCGTCAAATATTGGTTCAATGTCAGCACCAGACCCAGGAACAATTCTTGCCATCTATAACCCTCAGCTTACAACGTTAATGGTTCCATTCATAGCAGCATGTGAAGTACACTGATAGTAAAGCACATTAGGAGCATCCATAGGAACGGTGAAATATAAAACTGCCGTTCCACTACCAGTTTGACCCGCAGTATATGCAGTTCCACTCAATCCCTGAGAGCTTTGAATTCTGAAGGGGTGAGTTCCAGCGTTAGTGCTATTATCAAATGCATATGACATGCCACGCATAACATAAATTGTAGGATCTTGAGCAGCACCCGTAAATCCAGGACCAGTGAAAGTAAAGTCTGAAGAACCGACAGCACCAAGTTCCCACCAAGTAATTGGACTACGAGTTACAATCCAACTAGTTCCATTCCAATACAAAGAATCACCTTGAGTAATTCCGCTAACATTTGTATCAGTAAGAGCGGCGAGGGTTGTTGTTAGAGTCCCGTTAAAATCAACAGTAAGAGTATCTCCACTAACGGATGTTGTGATGTTTGTTCCACCCGCAATAGTTAATGTATCGGTTTGACTATTTGCAGCGGTAGTTCCCGTATCACCAGTAACATTGGCAAATGTATTGATAGAAGCAATACCTGCATTATCATCAGCAGGAACAAACTTAGTTCCATCCCATTTCAAGACTTGGTTGGTTGTAGGTGCTTGTGTCGTAATATCAACGTTACTTAAAGAGTCGATACTAGAATATTCAGTCAGTAACTTTACACGAGTATCACCAACACCACCTGCAGTGATATTCATATTCACATATGGATTATCATCACCATCTACAGTAAAGTAATAACCAGGATACCCTGCTGCCGAAGGAGCTACACCTAAAGAAGCATATTCATTCTTATACTTAACTTTAGTGGGCATATTAACTTCGCCCGTAGCACCATCAAAATTGGTTGTAATAGAACCAACAGACAGATTAACATCACCTGTTCCATTGGGGGAAATATTAATATCTCCGTTGGAAGAAGATACAATGCTATTACCACTTACATCTAACGCCGCAGTAAGGCTAGTGTAATCTGACGGTATAAACGAAGATCCGTTGTACCGTAGAACTTGTCCCGTTGCAGGGTTAGAGACACTAATATTTAAATTAGATCCATTACCCAAAGCGGTGTATAGTTCATCAAAGTTGTCGTTGATCTTATCACCGCCAGCACGAAGAGTATCACCTGTATTATCATTAGCGGCGGATCCAAGACCCAGTGATTGTTTAGCCATTACTCGCTACGATTTTTAGTTATTTATAGGATCTCTGGATCAACTAATTCTTCACCATAATCGGCAAGATTAGGAGCAGTCCAGTCATCAGGAACTGTAGTTTCAATTTCAATGTCAGGATTCTTATATCCAGAACCAGCATTGCTGATTTCAACACCCGAAACTCCAATTAGAGCGCGAATGTTTCCATCAAATCCAGAGATAGAGTCAACACGAACTGTTGGTCTAGAAGTATATCCAGAACCACCAGATGTTACCTGAACCTTATCAATAAATCCAGTTGTAATCACGGACTGACCGATAGCATTCTGACCAAAGACAGATCCGAGATAATCGAATGTGATTAGAGAGTTGGACGACTCAATAACCGCAACTTCACGATCGTCTGTCTCACCTTGAATGTCGATAAAGTCACCAGGTTCAATTGGAGGAACAACTTCGGCAGCATCAACGTCCGCTTCAGAACCAACATAAGAGAATGCAACAAACGTAGAACCTACGCGAGGAATTTCTGTAAAGATGATTCTAGAACCAACGATTTCAAAACCAATTCCAGGTTCCTGAATAACGCCATTGAGAGAAACAATAATGTTATTTTCAGGTCTAATGGTGCTGGATTGAACACCATCGGTGAGCGTAAGTGAATAGAAAACTTCATTACGCTTGAGGTTAAAGGACTGACGTAGGGAGTCAAACTCGAACGAAATGTCGTCAAGTTGTCTCAGTTTACCAACATAGAATCCAGTAAACGATGCTCCAAGTTCAGGTGCTTCAGTGAATTGAATTTGGTTGGAGAATGCGGTATATGCATTATTTGCTCCAGGTGGTTGCAGGATACCATTAATAAAGATAAGCATGTGACCTGCAGGATCAGGAAGATAAGAAGTTCCATTTTCAATTGTAAGATCGAAGGTAGTTTGAGTACCATCAAATCCTTTGAAGGATCTCTTAACGCGAGCTTTCAGATCTTTAGTAGAACTAATTGCTGCGAGATAACCTTCAATAGACTTAACACCATCTCTAGAACTAAACGTTCCTACAACATCACTGAGATAAATTCTCTTGAGTGTTCCCTCAGTTTTAATATCCTGAACAAGTCCTGCAGCTGCGCCAGCAACAGCAACTTGAGTGGTAATAGAAGCATATCCAACAGGGAAAGATTCAACACCATAATCACCAATCAAATCACCATTACTGAATGACCCTTGATACTCTACTGCGTAGATGTAATTGTTATCGAGATCAACTTCAGTAATAATTGCATATGTGTTAGGATCTTGAACACCACTGACAACCTTGTAAAGTCTATTACCGACTGTAAAGTTATTTAAACCACTAACAACACTGACTCCGAATCTTGTATGTCCATTAGATGCGAGTCTAGAACCAATTCTGAGATCAAAACCAGCATACTTGTTAACATCCAGATAAACTCTAGAGTTTTCAGGATAAACAACCGCAGTCTTTTCAAATGTTCCTAATAAAGTCTCAGTATCAACAGTTAATGTTCCACCAGTATTTGTTAGAACTGCAGCTTCGTTTCTATTAAACGCCGTGGGTTGTGCAGTTTCACCGCTAGTATATCCTTTGAATGGGATATCATTTGTAAATGATCCTTTAAGATCAATTACATGAAGTCTGTCCTCAACTGCACTAATTTGAGCTGTTGTGGAATTAGTAGCACCAACAATAATATCTGTAATTGCCCAAGTTCCTGCGGTAACACGAACATCGAGATACTTGTAATTGGCATCTTCATGGAATCCATAAACAACACCAGTTACACCAGAAGCACCCTGTTTAGAAACATTTTCATTCATGGTGAAAGGACCATCGGTGATATCACCGTCAATTCTAAATCTTTGATAGATTTGAACAATCTTGGCACTATTTTCAAGTTTGGATTCAATTTCTGCATACGCATCACTAGATTGACCGTAGACATAATCAGTACTTTCAAGACCACCAGAAATGCCAATTACAATGTTTCTAGTTCCATAAGTCTTAGTTGGGACACTAATACCATTTTGAACAGTCAGAGTTGTGAAGTGAGTTCCAGTAATAAGTTGTTGTTTGATGATATCAAGAGAGAATCTGCTGATTCTATCAATGGAAGCGACAGTATAATCAGACGCTGCTGTAGAATCATAGAATCTGTAGAATCCTGCATTTGTAGAAGGTGAAACAAGTGTTCCTTGGATTGCTTGACTCAAGTAATCCTCAAGTAATCCAAGAGCATAAGTCTTAATGTTAAACTCATTATCGGAGTAGAATACCTCACCCGAAACTGCAGTATATGGATCAAGAGCACCCTTATTAAACTTAACACCCCAGGCATAAACACCCGTTGTTCCATCACCAGTCCAAAGTGATGCACCTGTGGAACTATTGTAGAAGACTTTCGTCTGAACAGAAGAGAAACCGAAGGAGAAAGTTGCAGTAATGAATACTCTATACCATCCATTGCCATAAGGAACGACACCATAAGCATCTCCAGTAACACCACCTTGAGGGGTGAATAGAGAACCAATAGTACCAGTATTCAGATTTACGTCAAAGAAGATATTCTGCTCAGCAGCAGTGCTATCATCAAGAATAAGTTGGAAACGAATAGATTGTGATCCATTTGACTTGATAAACAAAGAACTTGTAAATGTCTGAGTTGCACCAACAGTGGGAGAACCAGTGTCAAATGTTTCATTACTAGTGTCAAACTTAACTGCACCAGAGTCAAATGTCTCAAACGCAGTCAGCGAATAAGATCTTTCAAAAGAGTGTTCTCCTGAAACCGCATTGGAAGCAGCATAACGATCTGCTGTTGTTGTATCGTCGGGTGAAGAAGCAACGTTAGCAGTAGCAACAGAATTAGTGAATACCCAGTTAGTTAAAAGTTCCTCTGGATTTGTAAAGAGGTTGATACCAGAAACCTGACCCGTAATGTTTGAAGTTATAGTCTTGGCATGTGCCAAAGTCTGAACATTTGTGGGTTCTATATACCAATCAAATGCACTACCAACTCCACCAGAAGCGATTGTTGCTGTTGCTCCAGAGGTTTTACCAGTTAACGTATTACCAGCAACCCATGCAGTTCCTGTAAAAGGACCAACAATTAAGAATCTAGTTTCACTATCCCACTCAAGGACAGATGCATATCCACCGACATTAGAACGAATAACTTCACCAACTTGGAAAGAACCTGTAAGTGCTGCAGTGATAGTAATTTGATAAGCATTTTGCTTATTACTAGAACTTACATCAGTGGTTACAATATCATGAACAAGGTCGTTAATAATTGTATCTATGAAAGAGTTGTAAGACCAACTCTCAGCACCAAACTGATTGTTAACAATTGTCTGAATCTCTTCTTTATAATAGTTTTGGTTATAAAGAATGTTCTTAGCAGCACTTCTACCAATCTTTCCTGCAGG